GAATTTTTGGCTACTTTTTAAAGAGTGTTCACAAGGATGTGAAAGACTTTATTAATGAATCATCTGATAACAACAGAAGACTTACAGAAGAACTAGGAAGATTAAAAGGAAAGATTGAACTAGTAGAGCAAGAGTCAAGATTAAAGTATCAGGCTATTCAAGAACAAACTCAGATAGAGCTGAAGAACTTAGCTAAAAATGTTAATGATCTATCCCTTGCAGTTAAAGAACTAATTTTAAACAAATAACCATGAAAGATTTAAAAGAAAGATGGAATTCTAAAACACCAAATTTTTGGAAAAAAGTACAACGTATTGCTATTGTAGTTGGAGCAGTAGCTGGTACAATAATTGCAGCTCCTATTGCATTACCAGCAGCTGTGATTACTGCAGCAGGATATGCCGTGGCTATTGGAACAGCAGTGGCTACAGTATCACAGTTTACAGTAGAAGACAAACCAACAAACACAGAAGAAAATGTTAACAACTGAAAAAACAATTAAAAAATATGGAATTCCCAATGTTGAAGGTACATATCTTACAACAATTACTCTACCTTATCCAATGCGTATTGCATGGGATACTAAGGTTACTACAACTAAACTTAGATGTCATAAGTTAATTGCAGATAAAGTCTTAGCAGTATTTAAAGAAATCTTAGCAGTATATGGATTACCAAAGATCCAGGAATTAGGTATTGACTTATTTGGAGGATGTTTTAATTTTAGAAAAATGAGAGGTGGGTCAGATTGGTCTAAACACTCATGGGGAATAGCTATTGATTTAGACCCTGCTAGAAATAAATTAAAAGAAACATCAAAGACTGCAAGATTTGCAAGACCTGAGTACAAACAAATGATTGATATCTTTGAAAAACATGGATTCCTTTCTCTAGGGAGATTGCATAATTTTGATTGGATGCATTTTGAAATAAAAGAATAGACTATGAAATTTAGAAATAATTGGAAAGTAAAGAACAAACAATGGGATAAGTTTGCTTTACGGCTTAGGCTTGGATTTTTTGATATACTCACTATTGAGATAGATATATCAAGAGAATTTTACATGTTGACTATTTTAAATTTTACAATTAAGAATAGATAGTTCACAACAGTTATTAATAATACTTAACCCATGTTACTTTAAGTGATGTGGGTTTTTTGTTTAACTTTTGTAAGTTTAAACTTTATATTGTACATTTGTCTAAACTTAAATATATAAAAATGGAAAACCAACAAGAAGAACAAGAATTGTCACATGAAGAATTGATGGCAAGAAAAGAGGAAATGAAAAAATTCTATGATGAATCAGTTCCTTATCTGGAATCTCAAGCAAAGTATGAAAAACTTTTGACAGACATTGAAGAAGCAAGATTCAAAAGAGTTAGCTATCAATACCAATTTGCAAGAATGGTAGGTGATGGGCCTGAAGAAGAAGAAAAAAAATCAAGTGATAAATCTGCGGCACCAGATAGAAAGCTTAAAAAGAACTAATCATGGCACTTGTTAATCAAGTACAGAAACGCGTTAAAATGCCCAAATGGGATGTAGTAAAATTTCAGATCCTAACTCATTGTTATATAAATCATATAGCAATGAGTGAATCTGATTTAAATTGTTTAACCCTACTCAGCTTTAATGAGCCAATAGAGTTAACCAGCTTTTGTTATGATGCATCTGCGGAGGAAGAATGGATTTTTAAATCTCCACAGACAGTACGCAACTGTGTAAATAAAGCTGAGAAAAATGGATTAATAGTGAAGGATGCTAAAAATAAAAAAATTATTATGATCAATCCAAATCTTAAAATCCAGACAGAGGGAAACATATTGTTAGACTATAAATTCTTAGGCAATGATACCCAAGAAAGCGTCTAAGCTCTACAGACAAGCAGCAGAAGAAATGAATGTTGAAGAAACATTGGTTGAAGATTTTGTAGAATTTCTTTACAAAAATGTTAGAAGCTGTTTATCAAATTTGTCTTATCCAAGGATAAATGTAGAAGGGTTAGGACATTTTAGTGCAAAAGCTAGTTGGATAAGAAGATCAATTGAAAGATCTAATGCTGCATTAGAAAAACATGATACCTCAACTTTTGGTGCCTATTCAAAAAAAGTGAGGATTGAAGAAAAACTTGATCTTCTTATTGAACTAGAAAAAAAGATTACCCTAGAGGAAATAAGAAAACACACTTTTAAAACAGAAAAGTATGAGTCTATTAAAACAAATTTGGAAGGATAGGAACAAAATCATGGAGGGAATTACCAATACCCTTAGACGTGATGAATTTGTGGAAGATGTTGCAAAACACAGAATGGAAGTTTGTGATGCATGTACAAGCAAAGGTACAAAATGTGTTATGCGAGGAACAGCACCTTGTTGTGATGAGTGTGGTTGTTCTTTAGCATTTAAAACAAGATCTTTATCATCTGAATGTCCATTAGGAAAATGGAAAGCTTTAATGTCTGAAGAAGAGGAAGACAAATTAGATAACCTTAAAGATTAATGTTATGACTATAGATTTAAACAACGCATCAGATCAATGGCTTGACAATTGGAAAGACATGGTGCAAAAAGGTATATATGTAGCTGATCCTACAAAACAAATGAATGTAACTACTACTAATCATAATGGTATCTTTGGTGGAGTGCTTAATGATGGATCTACATATTCTGAACCTTGGACAGATCCTATTGTTTTAGTCAGATCAAGACTAGATAAGTTAGAACTAGATAATATGTTTTTGCGGTTGAAAATACTTTCCCTAGAAGGCAAGTTTACACAAGAAGAAGTAGCTAATATGCGTAAGATGTTAATGGCTGAAGATGAATCAGCCAGAACATTAGTTACATCAATAATTGAGAATGCATGAGCTGGCCGGAATTGGAGACGCTGATGACAGATGGTATGGCGGCTCAAGGAAAACAAATTCATTTGTATACAAGTGTGTCTGGTGTAGAAATGATATCACATGCATTTGCAGTAGAAAACTCAGTTGGGTTTGTAAAATGGATGGAAGAAAAGAAAAAGATTACTTCTGATGAAGCAACAAGTTTAACAACAATGTTGAGGTCAAAGGACATAGAAAATTTTAACATTGCTATTTTAGCAATAGAACAATTGAAAAAATGAGTATAGTATTTAACGCAGCAGATCACAGCTACAAAAGTCAAGAAGATAATGGTATTGATTGGGTAAGTGTAACCACACTTGTTTCTCATTTTAAAAAACCATTTGATGCAAAGAAAGTTGCTGAAAGAGTTAGTAAGAGTAAAAGGTCTAAATGGGCCGGTATTGATCCTCTTATTATTCAACAGATTTGGAAGAATGAAGCTGATAGATCTACAACTCTTGGTACATGGTATCATAATCAAAGAGAAGATGATATTTGTTCACTTGCTTCTATGGAAAGAGATGGTATTACTATACCGGTATTTAAACCAGTTGAACAAAGTAATGGTTTAAAGCTTGCTCCCTCTCAGAAGCTTGAGCCAGGAGTATATCCTGAACATATGGTATATCTTAAGTCTGCAGGTATATGTGGACAATCAGATTTAGTTGAAGTAGTTAATGGTAAAGTAAACATTATTGATTACAAAACTAACAAAGAAATCAAAACTGAATCTTTTGTAAACTGGGATGGTGTATCTGAAAAATTATTATTTCCTGTAGATAATCTTGAAGACTGTCATTTTAATCACTACGCGCTGCAGTTAAGTATCTATATGTACATAATCTTAAAGCATAACCCAAAGTTAAAGCCCGGTAGGATATTCATTCACCACATTACTTTTGAAGTTGAAGGTGAGGATAACTGGGGATACCCAATTAGCAAACGGGACCAGAATGGAGACCCAATTGTGAAAGAAGTAATTCCTATGGCAATACCTTATTTAGTTGATGAAGTATTAGCAATTATTCATTATCTTTCGGATAACAAACATAAACTTAAATCTAAACACTAATGCTAATAAAACTATTTGATGTACAGAACAGAACAGTAATTCCAACAGAACACTGTTATACTTTGAAAGCACTTAAAGATGTTATGGATGAATATCCAGATGATCATCTTAAGATCTATCAGTACTTGTTCTATATGACATGTCCTAATCCAGATATGAATCCTTTCTTTCATACACCAGAAATAGAAAAAGAATCACTGATCATGCGCGAGATAGAAGGAGAGTTTTCTACTGAAGATGACACAGTTCATACAGCACTCATATTTTGTGAGAGAATGTATGAAACTCCAACATCAAGAGCATATAAAGGAATGTCTTCTATGCTTGATAGATTAGCCAAGTATATGGAAACAACAAGTATTACTGCCGGTAGAGATGGGAATATTAATTCTCTTGTTGCAGCCGCGAAGAATTTTGACCAGATAAGAGCCTCATTTAAAGGAGTATATAAAGACTTACAAGAGGAACAATCTAGCAAAGTGCGCGGAGGCCAAGGTTTAGCATATGATTCATAATGAGTGAAATTTATCAAGATATACCCACATGGGATAATGGTACTTGGACTACCGTATCTTTTGATAGCAGAGAAGACTTTGCTGTTTACCTACTTTCTATTTTTAAAGAACCAGGTGAGTATGAGTTTGATGATGTAAGTGCTGATTTGTTTACAATTGAGTCAAGAAGATTTAGACTTCAAGGAGTTTATACTATGTCTCCATTTAAGTCAAGAGATTTCATAGAGTACTGGGATGATCAAAAAGCCAAATGCAGAAAAGGTATAATTATTAAGAATGGCACCAAGATCTGGTATCTTGCGCGCGAGTATTACATGTGGTTAAACTTCCTGCCTATCTTTAATAAAGAGATTCAACAATTTGGTTTTGCTGATATTAGAGATGCCCAGTATCATATGGCTCTATATGAGATACTTGCAGAACTTAATTATAAACATGTTGCTGTTCTAAAGAAACGTCAGATTGCATCATCATATTACCATATGGCCAAGTTGATTTGTCAGCAGTGGTTTGAAGCAGGGGTTACACTTAAGATAGGCGCCAGTCTTAAAGATTACATCAATGAAAAAGGTTCTTGGAAATTTCTAGAAGAGTATGCTGCATTCTTAAATGAGCATACAGCCTGGTACCGTCCAATGAATCCTAACAAGGTTATGATGTGGCAGCAAAAGATTGAGGTAAGAAAAGGAGATAGAAAGAATGAAGTTGGTCTCAAAGGTACCATACAAGGTATGTCTTTTGAGAAAGATCCAACAAATGGTGTAGGGGGTCCAGTTAAATACTTCTTTCATGAGGAGGCTGGTATTGCTCCTAAGATGAATCAGACATATGAGTACATGCGTCCGGCCATGAGATCTGGTTTGATTACTACTGGGATGTTTATTGCTGCGGGATCAGTGGGTGATTTATCACAATGTGAGCCATTAAGAAAAATGATCATATCTCCAACAGATAATGATATCTATGCTGTAGAAACAAATCTTATAGATAATAAAGGTACAGTTGGTATGTCAGGTTTATTTATTCCTGAACAATGGTCTATGCCACCATACATTGATAAGTATGGAAATTCACAGGTTGTTGAAGCATTAAAAGCTTTAGATGAACAGTTTGAGAAATGGAAAAAAGAACTGGATCCGGAGACTTACCAGTTAAGGATTTCTCAGCACCCTAGAAATATTGAAGAAGCTTTTGCACACAGAACAGTGTCTGTATTCCCAACTCATCTTATTACCGCTCAGGAAAGAAGAATAGAAGATAAGGAATATGCATATGAGCATCTTGACATAACTACTGATGAAAACGGTAAACCAAAAGTTACACTAAGTAATAAAGGTCCAATTAAAGATTTCCCTGTAGATAAAAAGACAGAAGATAAAATTGGATGTTTGGTTGTATGGGAAAGACCGGTAGCAGATCCTACATTTGGAATGTACTATGCTTCTATTGACCCCGTAGGGGAAGGAAAAACTACCACATCAGAATCTCTATGTTCCATTTATGTAATGAAAGCACCAATAGAAGTTACTAAAGTAACCGGTGTTGAAACTGAAACATACATAGAGCCAGGTAAGATTGTGGCTGCATGGTGTGGAAGATATGATGATATTAATAAAACTCACCAGAGACTTGAACTTATCATAGAGTGGTACAATGCCTGGGCCCTAATTGAGAATAACATTTCTCTTTTTATTCAGTACATGATAGGCAGAAGAAAGCAAAGATATCTTGTCCCTAAAAGCCAAATCATGTTCTTGAAAGATCTTGGCGCCAATGCCAATGTATTCCAGGAGTACGGTTGGAAAAATACAGGTACATTATTTAAAGCTCACTTACTAAGTTATGCCATAGAATATACTAAAGAAGAAATAGATCATGAAACTAAACCTGATGGTACTATTGTTAGGACTAAATATGGTATAGAAAGAATTCCTGACATCATGTTACTCAAAGAAATGCGCGCATATTCTGATGGTGTCAATGTGGATAGACTAGTTTCTTTTGCAGCATTAGTTGGATTCATGAGAATACAGCAATCAAATAGAGGATATACTAAGAGAGTTATTATGGATGATGCAGCTAAAAACTTGCAAAAGTCCGAAAATTTGTTTAAATTAAATAATAGCCCATTCCGTCATATGGGTAAATCAGTTTATAAAGGAAGTGATAGTATCAAACGCTCACCTTTTAAACACTTTAAATAAGAACTATGCAAATATATAACGCATTACAGTTAAAGAAAGGGGCCAAGACTCAACATAATAGGATGGGTAGTATTACTCAGCCTTTACAATTTTTGTCTAATGTTGATAAAGATGAAGAATGGGCAGCATGGAACCTTGACTGGCTAGAGTGGAATGGACTTAAACAGGTCCGCAGAAATGCCCGCAGGTTAATGAAGAACTATAAACTTGCAAAAGGTATTATTGACAAGACAGATTATCTTATTGAAGAGGATAATGAATACAGAGACATTGTAGAGATCTTGACTAAAGAAGATGCTTCAGCATTAGAGCTTAAGTTCTATCCTATTATCCCAAATGTTATTAATGTTCTAGTAGCTGAATTTGCTAAAAGATCAACTAAATTAACATACCGCGCAGTAGATGATTTCTCCTATAATGAAATGATGGAGCAGAAGCGCAAGATGGTGGAAGATACTTTGATGGCAGATGCTCAAACTAAAATTATGGCGGCCTTAATAGAACAAGGACTAGATCCAAATTCTGAAGAGGCAAACAAACAATTACAACCAGATACTATAAAGTCATTACCAGAGATTGAGCAATTCTTCAAAAAGGATTACAGAGGTATGATAGAGCAGTGGGCTTCTCACCAACACCAAGTTGATGTAGAAAGATTCCGCATGGATGAACTTGAGGAAAGAGGATTCAGAGATATGCTTATTACTGACAGAGAGTTCTGGCATTTCAGAATGATGGAGGATGATTATGAAGTAGAGCTATGGAATCCACCATTGACATTCTATCACAAATCACCGGATGCTAGATACATTTCTCAAGGCAACTGGGTAGGTAAAATTGATATGTACACTGTATCAGATGTTATTGATAAGTACGGTTACTTAATGACCCAAGAGCAGATGGAAGCTTGTGAAGCAGTCTACCCTATCAGGTCAGGAGGTTATATTACCGGAGGATATCAAAATGATGGTACATACTATGATGCTACCAAGAACCATGACTGGAATGTAAACATGCCTTCCCTTGCATACAGACAGTACACTACAATGATGGCTGGATCAGTATATGATGGAGGAGATATTATCAATCAGATACTTTCTGAGGGAGAAGATTACTTTGACCAAGGTACAGCATACTTGTTACGTTGTACAACTGCTTATTGGAAGTCTCAGCGTAAAGTAGGGCACTTAACCAAAATCAATGAGAATGGTGAAGTATTTACAGAAATAATTACTGAAGCATACAAGGTAACTGACAAGCCTATTTATGATACTAGACTTTTCAAAAACAAAACTAAAGATACACTTGTCTTTGGAGAACATATTGATTGGATCTGGATTAATGAAGTGTGGGGTGGTGTAAAAATTGGACCAAATATTCCTTCCTTCTGGGGTATGAATAATCCTGGAGGTTTCTCACCTATCTACATAGGCATTGAAAGAAACCATATTGGACCATTAAAATTTCAGTTCAAGGGAGACAACAATCTGTATGGGTGTAAGCTTCCCGTAGAAGGTGCAGTATTCTCAGATAGAAATACAAAATCAACGGCCTTGTTAGACTTAATGAAACCATACCAGATTGGTTTTAATATTGTCAATAATCAGATAGCAGATATACTAGTAGATGAGTTAGGTACAGTAATTATGCTTGATCAAAACTCTTTACCTAGACACTCACTGGGTGAAGACTGGGGGAAAGGGAACTTATCTAAAGCATATGTGGCAATGAAGAATTTCCAAATGCTTCCTCTTGATACTAGTATTACAAACACAGAGAATGCATTAAACTTTAACCATTTCCAAAAACTTGATCTATCTCAGACAGAAAGATTAATGTCTAGGGTGCAATTGGCTGGTCACTTTAAGCAACAAGCTTATGAAGTAATTGGTGTCAATCCACAAAGAATGGGACAACAGTTATCACAGATGACTGCTACAGGGGTAGAACAAGCCGCTGCAGCCTCTTACGCACAGACAGAGGTATTCTTTATCCAGCACTGTGATTATCTAATGCCTAGAGTACACCAAATGCGTACAGACTTAGCACAGTATTATCACAGTACTAAACCATCAGCAAGATTAACTTACATGACATCTGCAGATGAGAAAGTAAACTTTGAGATAAATGGTACGGATTTATTAATGCGTGACTTAAATATCTTTGCTAGTACAACTGCAAATCACCGCGCTGTTCTTGAACAATTGAAGTCAATGGCCCTTACTAATAATACTACCGGAGCATCAATCTATGACTTAGGTAAATTAGTACAGTCAGATTCAATTGCACAAATGAACTCTGTTCTTAAAGAAGCTGAGCAAAAACAAACTGCTGTTAAACAACAAGAACAACAGTCCGCACAACAACTGCAAGAACAACAGTTGGCTGCTCAGAAAGAACAGAAACAAATGGAAATTGATGCTGAGGCAATTAAGGAAGAGAAAAACAGACAGCGTGATATTTTGGTAGCAGAAATACGCGCATCTGGTATGGGAGCCATGAGTGATATCAATAAGAATCAGGAATCAGATTATATGGATGCAATGAAAGAGATCAGAGCATCAGAGGAATACCAAGACCAAACTAATCTTCAAAGAGAAAAAGAGGTTAACCGTATGAATATTGATACTCAGAAGAACCAAATTGAGCGTGAAAAGATAGCTGCTCAAAGGGAAATTGCTAACAAACAATTGCAGATTGCACAAGAAAACAAAAACAAATTTGATGTGAAAGAAAAAAATAAAGGGGAGAAAAAATAGTCTTAGCTATATAATGTGAAAATATTTTTTTCCCCAATATAAATTTCTCAAGTTTAATTTGTATATTATATTGTAATAAAAACCAACAATAATGAGTGATGACATAATTAACAAAACTGGAGAAACCCAGTTTTTGGATTCTACAACGGTAGACCAAGTAGATGTAAACTTAGATGAGATCTTTGGAAATCCAGGCGCGGATAGTATTATGCTACCTGCAGACGGAAAGAAAGAAGAGAAACATAAAAGTTTATTTTCTAAAGAAGACATAGTAGACACTACGTTCATTGACAATCCAAAAGCAACTCCTGAAGAAAGGGAGGAAGCTGCGGAAAAGAAAGCAGAAGTTGAAGAAACAATTGCTGAGCTTGATGGCCTAATCTCTCAAGAAGAAGATGCAGGTAACAAAGGAAGACCAAAGGTTGACAAATCAGGTCTTGCTGAACTTGCAGCTAAAATGATTGAAGAAGGAACTTTGGTGCCTTTTGATGATGATAAACCTTTAGAGGAATACAGCACAAAAGATTTCAGAGAACTTTTTGAAGCTAACTTTGAAGATAGAGAAGCAAAGATCAGAGAGAATACTCCAAAAGAATTCTTTCAAGCATTGCCAGAAGAGCTTCAGATTGCAGCTAAGTATGTAGCTGACGGAGGACAAGATCTTAAAGGTTTGTTCAGAACATTAGCTCAAGTTGAAGAAGTATTTGAACTTGATCCTGAAAATGAACAACACCAAGCAGAGATTGCACGTCAGTATCTTTATGCTTCTAACTTTGGTAGTCCAGAGGAAATTGAAGATGAAATCAATGACTGGAAAGATATTGATAAGCTTGGACAAAAAGCAAAACAATTTAAACCAAAGTTGGATAGAATGCATGAAGAAGTTGTAGCTAGAAAACTTGCAGAGCAAGAATACAAAAAGCAACAACAAACTGAGCAAGCAAAAGCTTACCAAGACAATGTGTATAATACACTTGCTACAGGTGAGTTGGGAGGATTAAAACTTGACAAGAAAGTACAAGGGTTACTTTACTCAGGATTAGTACAACCAAACTACTCTTCAATTTCTGGTAAACAAACCAACTTACTTGGACACTTGCTTGAGAAGTATCAATTTGTAGAACCAAGACATGATCTAATTGCTGAAGCATTATGGTTGTTGTCTGATCCAGAAGGATACAGAACAAAAGTGAAAGAAGTAGGTGGTAAAGCTGTTGTAGAAAAAACAGTAAGACAACTAAAAACTGAAGAATCAAGAAAACTTTCTAGTTCTTCAACAAATACCGGAGATGATGAAAGCAGAAAACCATCTGCTAACAAATCTCCACAAAGAACAATCTCTCGTCAAAACAATATGTTTAGGAGAACTTTTTAATTAGTAACAAACAAAAACAAATAAATAATGGCAACTCCAGTTTTAAACAATGGTATATTCCTCAGAGATACCGCGTATCAAGCAAGTTCCCATGTGGATTCATACCACTTGGTTAACATGCTGAAAGATTCTGAGCCTATGGATTTAGGTCCAGTTGACTTATGGGCTATGGCTCAAAAAGTTGAAATGCCTCTTTACCAAATGTCAAGTTTTGGTGGGAAAAATGTAATCATGGTTGATAATGCTCGTGGTGAGTACAAATGGCAGACTCCAGTATCTTTGGATCTTCCTTACATCATTGAGGATATTGAACCAAGTAACTCTTTCAAAGGAGTAGATGGTACTACATTCCGTATCAAATTAAGCAGACGTGAGTTTGGACATGGTGATATGATCACATATGACAAATACAACGGAGCTGAGATGTACATTGTACCAACAGAAGATATTCTTCCTGTAGGTGACGGTTTCATCTATACAGTACAATTAGTTGATAATGACAACTATAAATTCTTGGATAACAAGTATTTAGCAAATGGTACTAAAGTATTCCGTAAAGGTTCTGCAAGAGGTGAATATGGAGAGAGATTCTCTGACATCCAAACAAGAACTGGTTTCCGTGAATTCTACAACTTTGTAGGAGGTGCTGAAGCTCACGTACACTATTCTATCTCATCTCGTGCTGACTTGATGATTAAAGGTGGAATGAATGCAGATGGTACAGTTCCTGTAACTGAGATCTGGAGAACATTTGATAAATCAAACTTGGACCCTTCAATCACATCCCTAGAGGACATGGTTAAAGTAATGGGTAAAGACAAAGTGAAAAAAGCATTTGACAATGGAGATTTGTCAAGAACTTTCTTAACTACTTTGGAATCTGCTCACTTGTCTAAAATTGCAACTGACATTGAGACTTACTTGATGTGGGGACATGGTGGACGTGTTAAACAAGATGGTCCAGATGATATCAGATTATCTGTCGGTCTTTGGAAACAATTGGATAACTCTTTCAAAAGAGTATACAACAAAAATAACTTTACATTGGATTTGTTCCGTGGAGAAATCTACAACTTCTTTAATGGTAAAGTTGAGTTCCAAGGTCCAGATCCTAAGCGTAGCTTAGTAGTTCAAACTGGTATGGGTGGAATGCGTATGGTAAATGAAGCTATCAAAAGAGAAGCAGTATCTTCTGGTCTTTTGATTCAGGCTGCTGATATCGGTGCAATCACTGGTAAAGGTATGGACTTGAACTTTGGATTTGCTTACACTTCTTATGTTATTCCATTCTTGGCTAACGTGAAATTTGTATTGAATCCTGCATTTGACAACGTTCATACAAATGATATTGAGAACCCAATTATTGATGGTTTCCCATTGTCTTCTTATTCATTCATTATCTTTGACATCACTGATAATACTAATGACAATATCTACTTATTGAAATTGTCTTGGGATAATCAATTGAAATGGTGGTATCAAAATGGTACAATGGATTACATGGGTAGAACTCAAGGGTTCCAGTCTTCTGGACAATTCAATGGATACCGTGTAATGATGTCTCAAACAATGCCAGCTATTTGGGTTAAAGATCCAACTAAAGTCTTGAAAATTGTTATGAGAAACCCAATCACTGGTGGATCATTCTAACACTTAAAAAACTAGAGAGAGTGTCATCAGTGATACTCTCTCTTTTTATTAATAAACAAAAACCAACAAAACAATGGAAAATTTCACAATGGTTGAGACCGGTAAAGGCTCAATGAGAAAAACGGCAATTACAGTACGTCCGTTCTTTGACAGTAGAACTTCTAACATGGGCTTAGAAGATTATGGTATGACTCTATTTGATGGAGTAACACATACTGAACAAATTGCATGTTTAGAGAACAATGGTGTGACAAGATACATCACTGGTCTTAATGAGTATGCACCGGAGATTAAGCTATTACCTGAAGAGGAAAGATTAGCTAAAGTTAAGCAGGTAAGGGAAGCTGTTTCTGAACTAGAAAAAGAATTAGCCGCAAATGTCCTTAACCCTGAAGATGTAGATTTCTGGAATAAAGTAAAATTACTTAGACCAGATAACACTGAGTTCTGGAATAAGATTACACTTAGCTGTGGTAATGAGCCTTTATACTTGGATCCAAAAGATCCTTTTGATAGAGTTAAGCTTTATGCCATTGAAGCGGGTGGATTTTCAATTGTAGCTAAAAGCTATGATGATGCAAGATCCAAAGCAGTTCCTCCTAAGTTTTACTTAGATAAAGAAGAAGAAACTGTTATGGTAAGAACTGAATACAAGAAATTGCGTAACAAAGCACTTTCTGAACTTCAGAAATTATTTGACAAAAACAGTACTAAATTATTCTACATTGCAAAAATTGTAGATTTAAATAGTACAAGCTATAAACGTTCAACTCCAAATGATGTCATCTATGAAAACATGGACTTGTATATCAACGGAGAAGGCGGAGAAACCAATAAAGAAAGAGCAGCCAAATCATTTATGGAAGCTGCAAATATGGACATGGAAACACTAAAAATTAAATCAATTGTACGTGATTCCAGTTTTTTTAAGTATATTATAAGTAAGCCAGATGGTTATTTATATCATGCTAAGTTAAATAACTTACTTGGTAGAAATGTATCTGATGTTATTGAGTACTTGAAGAATCCTTTAAATGAGGATATTTTGAAAGATCTCAATACTGCTTGCGAGAAGTATTGGAACTCTTAAATATAAAATAAAATGGCAACAACAAAAGACAAGGTTACTAAAACTAAACAGAAAAAAAGTAAAGAGGTGGCTTCTATGAGTCCTTCTGATGTTAGGGTTAGAGCTTCTCAATTAAAACTTAATAATAAAAACTTTGGTCTTGGTAGAACTGAACCAAAAGAATCTAGAACTTATATTGATAAAGAAGTATTAAGAAGAGACTTAGATATTAACAGAAGAAATACAAATACTTCAAGCACTGCTAAAAACGCTAAAGGTACTACAACTACTGTAAATAGAAAAGGAACACCTTCTGGTTATAGAACTCAGACTAAGGTTACTAAAAGTGATGGGACAACTTACTACAAAGAAAAGAAAGCTCCTTACAAATACAAAACAGGTGGTGCTAGTAAAACTTCTAAAAAATAATTATCATGGCACAATACACAACTGGGAAAATTAATAACCCAAATCCAAGTTTGCAAGTACAAAAAATCCCTGGAAGCAAGGGAGTAATGGTTGGTCTTAACTCACCATTAGTAGTACAAAAAGTTCCAAAAGGCCGCGTAGGTGGATTAAGCACAGCTCCTAAAACAGCTGAGCCAAGTAAATAGTAATATTTTAATCTGTTAAGTAATGCCTAAAGATGCGTGTTATTCAAAAGTAAAAGCACAGTACGCTGTGTTTCCTTCAGCTAGAGCTTCTCAAGCTATTGCCAAATGCCGTAAAGGTTCTGGCAATGTAAGAAAAACTAGTAAAGGAACAGAACTTAAAAGATGGCAAGCAGAGAAATGGCAAGATACTAAATCAGGAAAAGCTTGTGGTGCCGGTGGTAAAAATGAATACTGCCGGCCAACCAAGAGAATATCTAAGGATACACCTAAAACAAAAAGTGAATTAACACCTTCTAAACTGGCTGCTAAAAAAGCTGAGAAGTCTAAAGTAGGAATGGGAAGAAGAGTTAAAAATGTGTAATAACTAAACTTATGTGTCATGGATAGAGTAAAAAGATTAACACAAAAAGAAAATAGACTTGTAAAGAAAGGTTACAAGGCTGTTGATGAAGGTAGAGAAAAAAAAGCTGATAGACTTTTAGGTAGAGCTGCTAAAACTCAAAACCGTGTAATCAACATAACTGAAAGAAAAAAGGGAGGTAGTGTCAAAACTAAAAAGAAATAGTCATGGCAGCTAAGGTTAAACTTACCACCGGTAATGAAAAGCATGTAGTATATAAAAAAACTACAAAAAGAGGTGAAGGTAAAGTTGGTGATATTATGGTGAACCATACAAATAAAAACAAAGGTTCATATGATACTATCAGTTTAACCAGAACAGCTAATGCTAAAACTGTTAAGCAAGGAGTTAAAGCTGAAAAAGATTGGCATAAGAAAAATGATAAAATGCCTAAAATGAAAAGTGGTGGATCAACACCAGCTTGGACCCGTAAGGAGGGAAAGAATCCTACAGGAGGATTAAATGCAAAAGGAGTAGCAAGTTATAGAGCTGCTAATCCTGGAAGTAATCTTAAGATGGCAGTAACTACTAAGCCATCTAAACTTGATCCGGATAGTAAACCGGCCAAAAGAAGAAAGTCATTCTGTGCTAGGATGTCAGGTATGCCTGGACCTATGAAGGATGAAAAAGGAAGACCTACTAGAAAGGCTCTTTCTCTAAGGAAGTGGAATTGTTAAAACTTATATATAATGAAAAAGGTAATTAAAAAAATTGTTAGTAAAAAACCATTACGTAAAGCTCAAACAGGAACTGAAGTGAAAAGAGAAGGTCCAATGAGTCCACAAGCTGCATCACGTATTAGAGGTGCTGAATATAAAAGAAAAAGTTTTCCTCTTTCTACTGATCAGAGTATTCAAAGAATAAAAGAATATGATCTGGATCCAAAAAATTCTAAAAGAATTTCTAAGGATAAATCACCTAAATATAAAATGAGTAAAGGGGAAAAGAAAAATTATAAACAAGATTACAAGAATTTACCAAAAAACTCTGATGAAAAAAAAGAAAGTAGAACTGCTGCAGTAGGGTCTGCTATTTTAAATGCTGCTCTTAGTCCTTTATATGTTAAGATGTTTAAAAAAGGTTGGAATCTTGAGAAAAAAAGAGGCGGTGCTGTTCAAACTCCAATTAAATCTAATAAATCATTAAAAAAATAAGTCATGAAAAAAATGGGATGTGCTTCTTGTGGTGGAGCAATGAAAAAAATGGCAAAAGGAGGTTCAGCAGAAATTGTTGGTATGCCAAAGTATGGTAATAACCCTAGAACTTCCACAGGAGCTATGCTTAAAAAAGGAGGCTCTGTAAAGAAATATCAAGATGGTGGTCCTGTTGCCGCAATGCAAAAAGCAATGGGACAAAAACCTGTATCTACTAAAAAAACAATGAAGTATGTTAGAAAAAAAGGATCAGGTTATATTCCACCTACGGAAAGTAATAAACCAGATACATCTAAATGGGCAGAAAAACAGGCAAGTCCAAATGCTAAAAAAATGCAAAAAGGTGGAACTAATTCAGTTGTTATTAGAAAAGCAAAATCTACAGATCCGTATCCAATGACACTAGAAGGATTAGAAATGAAAAAGAAGGGTCTTGAAATGAAACACAACGGGATGCAAATGAAACTTAAAGGTGAAGCTATGAAAAAAATGCCTGAAAAAATTGTTCAGACTAACAAAATGGCTAAAGGGGGTTCAGTAGCAAAAGCTAAATTTGGTGCTTCTGTTCCAGTACAACATTCACCTGCTCCAGGTCGTGTAAGATCTGCTTCTGGTGTAGGAACTGTATCAATAGGTAAACGTAAAATGGGTGGTGTTACTAAAAAATTAGTTAAAGCTCAAAAGGGTACTGTGATTAAAACACCAAAAACATATAATCAACAATTAATGCAAAAGTTTCCCAAAATGGCTGCAAGTGATACATTGCCTGAAAACAGTGTTGCACGTACACAATTTTATGCACCTAGTGCATATAATGCATCTAAAGCAAAAGTTGATAGAGAAAATGAATATAATGATTCTGAAGGTGAAAGTAGAGTACGTTCTAAAGCTGAACTAGCTGCAATGAAAAAAAAGCTTAGTGTTTATAAGCAAAAAGGAGGAGCTATGAAAAAGTATGCTAAAGGTGGTTTTCCAGATTTAAACAAAGATGGTAAGATTACTAAAGCTGATATTCTTAAAGGACGTGGTGTCATTAAAAGAAAAGGTGGCGCAATTAAAAAGAAATAGTCATGGCAACAGCAAAGAAAAAAACTGACAAGAAGTGGATTCAAAAAGCAATCAATCCAGCTCATAAAGGTTACTGTACTCCAATGACTAAAGCAACATGTACACCCAAGAGAAAAGCTCTGGCAATTACATTAAAGAAAATGGCTAAAAATAAATAAGAGATGTTAAACAGCACCATCACCATAAAAATGAAGCAAAGGCTTAATAAGCTTGACAGCAATGACTATGATAACATAGAGTGCTGGCAGGTTGTTGAAGCTTTTAATAAAGCTCAGGTTGAATGGACCCGGAGACAACTTCATGGTATTAATCAGGTAAGGGAAGGTGATGAACAATCTACTAGAAGAAAAGATGACTTACAAGTTTTGTTAAGTACACAATCTTTGAACCTAGCAAATAAGGAATACTATTACACAGGTAATCTTCCGGCTGAATATTTACAGTGGAAACGCGTAGATGTGTATGCTAAAAAAGACTGTTGTGATAAAAGAAGAATGACAGTATATTTAGCAGAGGAGGGTAACCTGAATCAGTTATTGAGAGATGTAAATAAGAGACCTGATTTTGTTTGGGGAGAAACATTTGCTACCCTAAAAGGTAACAATGTAAACATATACACAAACAATGACTTTGATGTTCAATCTGCAGATTTAGTATATTACCGTCAACCAATCAAGATACAGATACAAGGTTGTATTGATCCTTATACTAGTATAGAATCTTTAGTAAATATTCCATGTGAGTTTAAAGATGATATTATAGAATTAATAATTGATGAAGCTGTTGCAATACTTGCCGGTGATATTGAATCAAGTAATCAATATGCAAGAGGTACTGAAGGGGCTGAACGCAATAACTAAAACATTTTAAAATGGCAATAAAGAAAAAAATGCAAACCGGTGGTATAACAACAGTTAAAAAAAATAAAAAAGGTTTAACTACTAAAACCACAACATCTGGTGGTACACTAGCTGTACTTAAACATAAAAATAATAAAGGAGAAACTACAAAATATCCTGGTGATGAAAAATCTGCTGTAATTTATCATAAATATGGTAAAGGAACTACTGCAGTAGTTAAAAATAAAACCAATAATAAAAAAGAAATTAGTTATCAATCTGCTAACCCTAATAAACCGATTTATAAAAAAACAGTTAGCATAAAGAAAAAATAATGGAAAAAAGAATGTTAAAAAGAAACCCAGAATCTACTAAAACTATTAGTAGACCAGAGGTTACTGTAACACAACCTAAAAGTGAACCAGCTAAAGCACAACCTACACCAAGTACAGGAGTTGGTGGTAGTTCATTAGATAATATGGTTTCTGCTTGTGCTACTGAATTAATGAATGCAAGAACAAGTATTCATAAACTTCATTTAAAAGTAACTGGAGAAGGATCATTTGCAGCACATAAAGCATTGAATGAATTTTATGATGCTTTACCTGATCATGCAGATACTCTTATAGAAGGTTATCAAGGAGCAGCTGAAAAGATTCTTTCTTATAGTGAAGTAGCTCCAAGAACTCTTGATACTGTAGCAGATGGTGTAAGCTATCTTAGAGATATTTACGCAATGGTAAACAAACTTCAAGGTATGTTACCTTATTCTGAGATTGTCAATAATTTAGATCTTGTAAAAGATTCTATTAATTCAACTAAGTACAAATTACTTTTCTTGAAATAAATTTTGTTATTTCAAAAAGATTTACTATATTATAGTATTGTTTATAAATTAAAAAAATAAAAAATGGCTTATTTTAATCACGCGTTTAAAAAGACTTTCCTTGCAACAGGGGAAACTCTTGACACAAATGTAACATTACTTGATGGTAGTGTTGTAGCAGCTTTAACAGACAATGGTTTTTTAATTACAAAAGATTTACCAACCTATGTATTAAACTCATTATCTACTATTGCAGAAAATATTAATGGTCCTTACTACAGTGGGTATGTTGGATATTTTAATCCAAAAACTAACTTGTCACTTCTTCCAGACAATTGTTGCAATGTATATCTTGCAGGTTCTGCAATTTATACTAATGACAAAATTGGTCCTTTCCACGGTGGATATACTGAGACTAACAAGTCTAAAATGATCAATCCTAAGTATGTATCACGTTTCTATACAGTAGATCCATGTGCTCCACAAAATGAAGTACTTCATGTTGGTTCTACATTCTGGACTGCAGGTGGTGGTGTACTTACTGTAGATACTTTAGTTGCTGGTACAGGCTATGATAATGGTACTTATACAGTTGAAGTAACTGGTGGTACTGGAGAAGGAGCCGTTTTACAAATTGTAGTTACTGGTGGAACAGTAGATAGTGCAACAGTTATTAATCCAGGTAAAGGGTATACAGTAGATGATACACTTACTCTTGTAGGAGGAAATGATGATGCTACTGTAGATATTGCAACTACCACTACTGCTAATGTAGATCCAATCACTGGATCAGGTGGTACATCGTGTTGCAAAGAGTTCTTATGTGGTGAGACTTACTCATTACGTATTGATATCAAAGGTTCTCCTGCTTTACGTTACTTGAATCACAATGCATATTATATTGCTGAAGCATACACAGGATGTTGCCCAGAAGGTTCAATTGCACCAGTTGCTGTTGACTCTACTGAAGTATTCATCAAATGGGCTGATGCAATCTTACGTTACCCAGTTGTAAATCCATTTGTACAAATTGTTATACAAGATGAGGCTGGTGTTCTTTGGTATGCTCCAGGAACTACTGCTGCTGACTTAGCTGCTTTAGGTGGTGATACTTGGGATAACTATGTATCTACAGGACATACAGAAGGTGCATGCGCAGGTATGATCTTCAACGGTGCTTATGTTGACACTAAATTTGGTGATTGTACATTCCAATTAACTGACTTCTATGAAAAAGAACCAGTTAAACTTTATGTATCTGAAGTTGACTTTAATGGTGATCCATGTACATTTGATGGAATCTGTGTAGTTCATGAGTGTTTAGGTACTCAAGCTAATGGTTTAGGTGAAACAATGTTACGTGAATTAACATTGTCTGAAAACTACAGACAAAACTTCTTGCACTCTGATTTCCGTATCCGTGAGATTACTCAAGGAAACCAAATCATTGCTTCTATCAACCGTAATGGTTTATACTACCAATCTGTTATCCAACACAATGTTCCACGTTTCAATAACCCATCAAGTACATTTGATAATGACCAATACTTGTTACAAGTTATTGCAACAAATGTAACTGACTTGGTAGAGTTTAATGATGTTACTACAGCATGGTTAGAAGGATGTGGAGTATGTGAAGTTGAAAACTTTGGATGTGAAACAAGTTGTGATGTTCCAATTACATTCCCAACTCTTCCAAAAAGACAATTCTAATAATTCAAACAATTAACTAGAAAGGGGAGCTGAGTTTCAAACTCCTCCCCTTTTTTAATATAACATTATGGCAAATCATGTTTTAAGTTTAGAGGTTCCTTTTGTAATGAATTCTTGTGTTATGAAAATATTTGACACAAGTGTTTATACAACATCTATTCCAGTTACTTGCCCTACTCTTAATATAACAGTACCAGGTTTTGGCTACTCAAATCAAATTGAGGGAGCTGTAATGACTGATTTTGTTAATAGTGGTCATATTACTCTTACAGCTTGTGATCTGCAATTGCAGACTACACAATGCGGTACTCAATATGTAGATCTTCCTGATGGAATCTATATAATCAAATATAGTGTATCTCCAAATGATCAAGTATTTGTTGAGTACAATTATATGAGGATTACACAAGCAATGAATAAATATTACAATGTTCTTTGTGATGTTGATGCTGCTGCATGTGAACCTCCTTTAAAAGTCAAACAAAGATTAGAAGAATTACGTTTGATTAGAATGTATCTTGATGCTGCAGTATCAAAAGTAGAAACTTGTCATGAGCCTCAGAAAGGAATGAGCTTATACAATTATGCTATGAAACTGTTAAACAAGATGACTTGTACACATTGTTAAAAAATTAAAAACCAACTAATTATGGCAAAATGTCCAAACTGTGGTAGTTCAATGAGTTGTTCATGTCAGAAAAGAACACTACCAAATGGAGCAACTGGATGTACCAGTTGTTTAGGAAAAGTAGCTGGAGCCACAAAAGGCCCAACACCAGCAGCTAGACCTGTAAAAAAAGCTCCAGTAACTATTGAAGGAAAAGGTCCCGTAGGATTAAATGTGTGGGGAAAAGAAAGATATAAAGACTTAACTAAGTTTACAAAATAAAAAGATAATGGCTGCTCCAATAGTTTATAGCATTGTTCCATGTTGTCCTTCACAAGGTGCACAAGTAACTAATTTTAATATATCAGGCCCTACTGCAACAGGAGGGGGTCTATTTGTTTATACTAATGCTACACCTGTTACAACTAACGGAGTAACTTTTACTCAAGGTCAATGTTATACAATTACAAATTTAGGACCGGGTGGTCTATTTCCCTTAGCTCCAGCATTAACTAATTTTACAGATGTTGAAAGCAAGTCTTGTTTAGATGTTGAGTGTGGACCTTGTAGAGTAGTAGAACAATGTTATACACTTTATCCATGTGATTCTAGTTTACCAATTTTAGTATCAAATAGTACTACACTTGCCTCAGTTGTTAATGA